CTCCCGGTGACCGCACTGAATTGAAGAAGCTCCAACAGACTCCGGAGGCTTGGTTGAACAAGTATCTGGATGACAAGGGCCTCGTCAAGGATGCTGCGGGTTATCACAAGTCTTTGGCTGTCGCCATGAATCCCGAGAAGTTTGCCCGGTTCTTCTACGAGCAGGGGCAAGCTAATGCCGTGGACGATGTCATGCGCAAGACGAAAAACATCAACATGTCTGAGCGCCCGGTACCACAGTCTACGACGAAGGGAGGATTGAAAATCCGCGCCGTCAATCAAGATTCGGGCCGAGGCTTGAAGATTAAAACGCGGCGCAGTTCCTAACTCTTAGAAAACAGAAAACATGGCAGGTTCATTGCAAGCCACACCCGGGTTCGATTTGCAACCCAGTTCCGAGCAGGTAGCTCTCTCTACCAACTACATCACCAACTTCGACTTCCTCAACCAGTATCTCCCCGATACTTACGAGAAGGAGTTCGAGCGTTACGGCAACCGGACTGTGTCTGGCTTCCTTCGCATGGTTGGTGCCGAGATGCCGTCCAACTCTGACCTCATCAAGTGGGCAGAGCAGGGACGTCTCCACACCAAGTACACCAGCGTCGGTACCGCCGCCTTGGTGAACGCCGACACGGCCACTTTCCAAGTCAACGACAACCTCGCTGTTGGTACGGGCTCCGCTAACACCATCGCCATCCGCGTTGGTCAGACGCTGCTCATCGACCAAAACGGTGGAACCGGAAGTAACAAGGCTATCGTTACTGCCGTCGACCTCCCCAACGACCAGTTCGACGTTGCCTTCTACGAGGCTGGAGGTCTGGTTACTGCTGGTACCGGTCTTGGTAACGCTGACGTGACCGTTATGATTTACGGTTCCGAGTTCGCTAAGGGCACCAACGGCATGGCTGGCTCCCTCGAGGCTGAGGACGTCATCTTCGAGACGAGCCCCATCATCCTCAAGGACAAGTACGCTGTCAACGGTAGCGACATGGCCCAGATTGGATGGATTGAGGTCACGACCGAGAACGGCGCTTCGGGCTACCTGTGGTACCTGAAGTCCGAGCACGAGACCCGTCTCCGCTTCGACGACTACCTCGAGACCTCCATGCTCGAGGCTGTTCCGGCTGAAGCTGCTGGTGGTGCTATTGCCGCTGGATTCAAGGGCACCGAGGGCATCTTCTACGTCATCGAGAACCGTGGTAACGTGTGGTCTGGCGGTATCCCGTCCACCCTCGCCGACTTCGACTCCATCATCGGACGTCTGGACAAGCAGGGTGCCATCGAGGAGAACGTCCTCTTCGTGAATCGTGAGATGAGCTTCGATATCGACGACATGCTGGCTGCACAGAACAGCTACGGTGCCGGCGGTACGAGCTACGGTCTCTTCGACAACGACGAGCAGATGGCTCTCAACCTTGGCTTCACGGGCTTCCGCCGTGGTTACGACTTCTACAAGTCTGACTGGAAGTACCTGAACGACCCGACGATGCGTGGTGACCTCACCAACGGTGTCATCAACGGTCTGCTGGTTCCGGCTGGTAGCACCACGGTCTACGACCAAGTGCTCGGCAAGAACGCCAAGCGTCCGTTCCTCCACGTCCGCTACCGCGCTAGTGAGACCGAGGACCGTCGGTACAAGACGTGGATTACCGGTTCCGCCGGAGGCGCTATGAACAGCGACCTCGACGCGATGGAAGTCCACTTCCTCTCCGAGCGTGCTGTTTGCACCATGGGTGCCAACAACTTCTTCCTCTTCGAGGACTGATTCTGAATCGGATACGGGGGCCACAAAGGGTGGTCCCCCTATCCACCCTTAACTACAATAGAAATGCAAGTAGACAAGACCTACCGCCTGAAGCGCGAAGTCGCGCCCCTAGCCTTTATGATTCCCGGTCGAGGCAGCCGGAACAAGCCGCTCCTGTACTGGGACGAAGAAAAGGGAGAGAACCGTGTTATGCGGTACGCCCGCAACCAGAAGAGTCCTTTCGAAGACGAGCAGGACGGTAACGCCATCGTTGAGCCCATCATCTTTGAGGACGGGCTTCTTAGCGTTCCTCGCAACAACCCCGTTCTCCAAAAGTTTCTTGACTGCCACCCAATGAACGGCATCAAGTACGAAGAGGTGAACCTCGAGCGCGACGCTGAGGCTGAGGTGGAGCAGTTGAACCTTGAGGTCGACGCTCTCATCGAGTGCAAGGCTTTGACGCTGGACCAGCTTGAGTCTATGGCTCGCATCCTGCTTGGCGTAGACCCGACTAAGTACACCACGGCTGAGCTTCGCCGCGATATGTTGGTGGCTGTACGTCGTGACCCGGGACAGTTCTTGGACTTGGTCAATGACCCCGACGTGAAGTTGCAGGGTCAGGTGCAGCGGTTCTTTGACGACAACCTCCTTTCCTTCCGTCGCAACAAGACTGAGATTTGGTACAACGGACCTACCAACAAAAAGAAGTTGGTGACAGTGCCGCATGGTAAAGACTATCTCGCTGTTGCGATTTCCTATCTACTTAGCGACGAGGGCCTTGAGCACCTCCGAGCTCTCGAGGCTTTGACCTCAGAGTGACACCTTACTGACAAAAGAAAAGAGCCACCTTCGGGTGGCTTTTTTTTTGGACCTTGGGGATATGAAGAGATGGCTTCTACTCCTTTGGTTCCCAACGGCTTCGTACGCGCAATGCGACCTTGAGATTCTCGACTTCAACATCGAGACGATTACGGTCGCGTTCAACAACACTGAGAACTGTGGAGGGGAGGGTGGCCCCGACGGTATCAGCGAGATTCAGTTTGGGTTCCAAGCCTTGGACGCGGACTGCAACGCCATGAACATCGGTTGGGACTTCCCTTCCGGCTTGTCTATCCCCGGCGACAACAACCATCCGGGGTGGCTGTACTCGGCTACAACGAGCGAGCTGATATTCAACTGGACCAACGACTACGGTCCCGAGCTAGACCCGCCGTACTACACGGGCGATACGATTACGTTTCCCTTGGACAATGTCTATCAGGAGACGAGCGGGACGATGTTCTTCCAACTCTTCGACTGCTTGACGTACTGGTCCGAGGAGGGCTACAGTATCCAAGCTGTCATCTGGCAGATTAGCTATGGCCCGACTATGTATGCCGCCGACGGGGGTTGGGCCGAGGTAGGTCCCAACGGGGACGGAACCACAACCGGTACTGGACTGTACGAGGACGCCAACTTCCTTGACAACTGGCTTGTCGTGGGTGACTGCGGGGAAGCCCTGCCCGAGGTTGTATACGATACGGTGTATGTGGAGCTGCCCCCTGACACGGTGTACGTAGAGCTACCTCCGGACACCATATACCTCTTGGAGACAGACACGGTACTGGAGTACGACACGGTCCTCATCAACTGGTATTTCTACGATACGGTGTTCGTCCAGCTCCCGCCGATTACGATTTACGACACGACGTACATCGAGCTCACGCCAGACACGGTGGTGCTGTGGGACACGGTCACGTGGTATCTGACCGACACGGTCTACCTGACGCTCTTAGACACCGTTATCGTCGAAGTAGACTGCGAGACGGGGGAAGAGTGCCTGAACATCATTGAGTGCCCCATTTACGCCCCTAACGCCTTTACTCCGGATGCAGACGGCGTCAACGACGTGTGGTTCGTAGAGGCTCCCGAGGACTGTTGGGACAATGTGGACGTTAAGGTCTACTCCCGGTGGGGCGACTTGGTGTGGGCTTCGAGCTCGTTCAACGAGCGGTGGGACGGGGGCTACGACGTGGCGTATGTGCGGGACGACGTGTACACGTACCACTTCATAGCTCGCAATACCTACACCAATCAGTGGGTGGAAAGGACCGGTCATGTAGTGGTATTGAGATGATTATCTTTAGAGGATGATTGATTCAGTCCGTCAGACCGTACTGTCGATTCTCAACAAGAACAACTACGGATATATCTCACCGTCGGACTTCAACCTGTATGCCAAGCAGGCGCAGCTCGAAATCTTCGACGGATACTTCAAGGAGCTCAACCAAGTCATCAACGCGGAGAACGCCCGCATGTCGGGCACGGACTACGCCGACCTCAACAAGGGTGTCCGCGAGGCGATTGATGTTTTCTCGGTGACTAGCCCTTTGGGGCAGGACGTAGACAACACCTTTTTTGCCCCGAGTCAAACCACGACTGGTGACGACTACTACTTGCTCAATAAGGTTTTGGTCGGCACGCGCGAGGCCGAGCCCGTCCACCACAGCAAGATTACCCTTCTCAACAACAGCCTGTTGACAGCCCCGTCAGTACAATATCCGGCATACACTCTCGATGTCGGAACGGGAGGGGCTCAGGTCCTCACTCTATACCCTGATACGATTGTCGCGAACGTACAGTGCCAGTACATCCGTTACCCCTTCGACCCGCAGTGGACGTACAGCGTGCTGGCCGGCGGTGAGCCTGTCTTCAACCAGAGCCTGCCGGACTACCAAGACTTCGAGGTCCCCATCGACGACGAGCCGCGACTCGTGTACCGCATCTTGCAGATGGCTGGCATGAGCATCCGCGAGGGTGACGTGTACCAATACGCTAACGCCGAGGAAGCCCAGAACTGAT